TTGAGACCAGTTATTTTTCGACGCGCGCGGGAGTGCGTGTGCGCGGCATGGACAAGGAGCTTAATTAGCGTCCCACGCATACGTGGAATTCGGTGCATCGCCTACCGTTCTCAGAAATGACGGACTAGAAATTTCGTGCATCGCCTACCGTTCTCAGAAATGACAGGCCAAAAATGGGGGTTGCATCATTTACCGTTTTCTTAAATGATGCGCCGTGGGTTTTGTTCTATTTTTTCCAGAACATTGTTCTACGTAGTGTCACAAAATAGAACAGAAAAAGTGAGGATTCATGCGGGTTCCCGAGGTTTTGTTCTAATGTTCTACGAAATTTGGAGGGTATGGGTGTTTTTGGCAAAAGTGTAGATCGTTGAGGCGGCGCAGCCAATGCAGAAAAATCACGAAAAAGAGAGGCATATACCATTTTTCCGTAGAACATTAGAACATCTACATATTTTCTAAAAAAATATCTAATGAAATCAACAACTTAGCCCACTTTGACCCCCCATTTTCCGTTCTATAAGCACAGTTTGAAAAGTAGAACAAACCAGAACATTAGAACAAAACCGCCCCATGTACTACCCCCTGCCTCACCCATGCCGCTAAGTAATTATTTTTATTAACCGCTTGACTCAAAGGTAAAGTTATGTTATACTGGAGTCTGGGTCGGGAGGTAATCACTCAGCGACCCTAAGTAGCATCCCACGCTGCCGTGGGATTTGTTTCAACCAATCGGTGTCCTTTGCAGGAACCACAAGGAGAGATACTATTATGGGACGAGTAAAAGCCTTTTACACAGAGCTGTTAGGTCAACACCAAAGCCAAGCGGTGGAGCAACCCGAGGTTGTTCGCAAGATGTTCTTGCTGTTATGCAACGGGCAACCCTTGGCGTTGTATGACCATCGGGACACTGCCGAGTACGAGATGCACATCTGCATACAGGGCGACATGTACGAGGGGCAGGAGAACAAGTACCGCATAAAGACTATGGGTGTAGTAACCCACGCATACGAGGAGAACAACGAATGAAAAGCTACAAGCCACACTGCCGACACTGCGATGAAGAGTATTCCACTGACAGGTGGAAGCTTGGTTACAAATTGTGTATGCCATGCGGGGAGAAACTCTCGCAGGAGACAGTACGCACCATCGTGCCCATGCACAAGAGTAACTACATGATGATCACCGACATGGACGATCTCAAAGGCATCAACAACAAGGGAGGGTTGCACCGATGATGAATAACGACCATGAGTTCGCTCACATGCGGGGCGTGTTCATGCCCGTAGACGGGGACAAGCCCGATCTACCGTTCAATGAATTCATAACTGACTTTGGACTACACAGGGTAGGGAAGAATGGAAACAACTTCTTTGCCCAATACACCATCCCACGGGACGGTGGGACGATAGGCGTGTCGGTCATCTGCGGCAATATGTTCTATTGCTCACCCGATGCGCCATACGAGGTGATGGTCAACGGCACTGGCGACCCAGAAGGGTACATGACAGACGAACAGCTGATGATCTTGTTAGCGAAACTAATTTCAGGAGAAAGCCCCTATGACCGATGAAGACCCAAGAAACATTGCCATGCGGATGGTCAGTATGTACGGACGGAGCAGATACACGCCCGAGGAACGCGCGACAGACCATGCGTTCGCGTATGAGAGTCACGAGGCAGGGCGCAAGTTCTGGATTGCAGTGTTGCAAGAAATCTATCGAATAAAGGAGTAATGACATGGGATACAGATCAGATGTGGCGTACACGATCAGGTTCGTGGACGACCACGACACCAACAACTTGCAGTCGTTCTACACATTCTTAGCGGAAGCGAAGACCAAGCCCGAGTGCGCCATAGCGCTGTCGGAGGTAATTGTGAGCGACAAGAAGCAAGCGTTCTATTTCACTGCCGAAGATGTGAAGTGGTACGACAGTTATCCCGATGTGATGAGTCACCATGCGTTGATAGACCTAGCGGGAGATTGGGCGAAGCAAGTGTTTGAGGGGAAACTTCACTGCCGCATAGGTTATGTGTTTGTACGCATAGGCGAGAACGTGGAAGACATCGAAGAACGTTTTGAGGGTGACTACAACTATGACTGGATACAGGTGGAGAGAAGAATAAACATGGACTGGTAATAAAAAAACTTGAGTAAAACCCTTGACTCAAAGGTCAAGTTATGTTATACTTATAGCTAGTGGGGAGAGCAACCTAACAGCCCCACTACTTAGCGACCCACGTCATCGTGGGATTTGATTTTCAACCAACGGAGAAAGTAATGGAATTACAAAAGCCCGATCACCTCATCAGCCTTGCCTCATCAGCAGTCCTTGTGAGCGTGGATGTCAACGTATGGTCAGCGACCAAGCAAGACCGTGTCATCAGCAATGAGGTTACTGCATCAAAGAATGCAGACAAGAGCGCAGGGCGCTACGTCAAGAACCTCTTGGCAGATCACCCACGGCACAAGGCCATCGTCAACTACCGCCAGACAATCTACAACTGGGTCAAGCGGCGCACCTATCGCTGGAACAACTCACAGGACTTGTTGCCTAGCGTGGACATGCCCAAGTTCAAAGCGGAGTACCACGAACATCAGGCGTCATTCAACAAACTCTTGACTGAGTTCATTGCGTCTTACGACGGCATTGTGTCGGATATGGCGTTCAAGCAAGGCGATATGTTCGACCGCAATGACTACCCCGCCAAAGAACAACTGGCATCAAAGTTCGGCGTCCAGCTTTTCGTGTCGGAAGTCCCAATGTCGGATTTCCGGTGCGGCATTGCGTCTGACATCGCAGAGGATTTGTTTGCCACGTACAGCCAACAGGCTCAGGAGATAGTGTCCCACGTGATGGTGGAGCAGCAATCAAGATTCATCGAAGTTATGAAGTCCATCAGCCATTGCTGTGGTGTGGACGAGATTGGCGTTGATGACAACACTGGAGAGACCAAGACCAAGAAACGTAAAATCTATGACACTACGATTCAGAAAGCCAAGGAGATGTGCGATACATTCAAAGGCTTCAATCTAAGCGGCGACCCAGAGCTGGAACAGGCTCGGGCATCACTGGAGAGAGCATTGAATGGCGTAACCGCAGAGGACATTCGAGAGTCCGATGCTGTGCGTCATGCAGTGAAGGAGGATATTGACGACATCCTCGGCAAGTTCAGCGCATTCAAGTGCGTGTGACATAAGAGTTTCCCCATCAGTTCAACCTCAGTAAAGAAAGTTTTTTATCATGTCTAAAGTTCAAACAGTCGAAACAGTTTCCATCAAAGAACTCCGCAACATCATCCCACTCATCGGTGGGGAACTAACTCCGATCATTCAGTCCGAGCCTGGCTGTGGCAAGACCTCGCTGTTGTCTATGATTGCAATGGACAACGGTGACGCATGGCGCTCTCCCAAGGACGGGACGAGCATCGAAGGCGACAAGTACGACTACATCTACGTTGACTGCCCCGTCAAGGATATGTCGGACATCGGTATGACTATTCCCAACCATGCCACTCAGTCCCTTGAGTATTACGTGTCGTCGCTGTTCAACCTGAACGACTCCAAGCCTAAGGTTATCTTGCTTGACGAGTTCATGAAGTCTCCCAAGCTGTTGCAGACTATCTTCACCCGCTTGATGCTTGAGCGTATGGTGGGTGATCGTCCACTGACACGTGGGTCGATAGTTTTCGGCACATCCAACAACGCAGGTGATGGTGTGGGTGACTCCATGCTTGCTCACGCAGGTAATCGTGTGTGCATCATGCGTATGGCGAAGCCCAACGTGAACGAGTGGTTGCAGTGGGCATCGGAGAATGGTATCTCTCGCGTCATTCGTGCATCGGTTGCTATGTTCCCACGTTGCTTGGCGTCATACACCACAGGCGACCAGAACGACAACCCGTACATCTTCAAACCATCTATGAGTTCTCTATCGTTTGTGTCCCCTCGCTCATTGGCGAAGGCTGACGTAATCGTGCGTAACCGTGATGCGATTGGTGAGAACGGCACGAAGGTGGCGCTGGCTGGCACTGTCGGTGCATCCTTTGCCGCAGACATGGCGGCGTTCATCTCAATGGAGAAATCATTGGTCGATGTGAAGGACATCATCAAGTCGCCGGAGGGTGTTGATATGCCCCGTGACATCAGCGCCCAACTGATGATCATGTTTCAGGCAGTAGATGTGTTGGAGACGCAAGATCAACTGACCAAGTTCATGGCGTTCGTTGAGCGTATTCCATCATCCGAGGTGCAGGGCGTGTTCTTCACCATGATGATGCGTAACACCAAGTCTATCCGCTTGGCTCGCAACAACACCAAGATCGCAGAGTGGGCTAAGAACAACCACGAGTTGTTCTAAAACTGCATCCCATGACACCGTGGGTCACTAACTAGGAGATATACATGAGCAAGCAAGAAACCCGAATCAAGCGTGGACACATCGCGCTTATGAAGCACCCACAGACAGCGCTGTACTCAGGCGTGATGCTGATGGGAACATCCGCTGTTGAGGACTATGTGCCAACCGCCTACACCGATGGTGTGAACAAGAAGTATGGCCGCAAGTTCTTGGAGAGCATCACTAACGAAGCCAAGGTGCGTGGTCTCATCCTCCATGAGAATCTTCACGTAGCCCTGAAGCAAGTGGTGTTTGGCCGAGCGATGTTTGAAGAGAATCGCAAAATGGCCAACCTAGCCGCAGACTTTGTCGTCAATGACATCATCGCCTGTATCGATGGGACTGTTGCAGGTACATCCGAGCGCCTTGTCGAGTTACCAGATCATGCGGTGTATGACCCAATGTTTCACGACTGGTCGATGCGTGAGGTATACAACTATCTCAAGAAGAACGCCAAGAGTGGTGGGTCAGGCAAAGGCAAAGGTCAGGGCGGTCAAGGTAGCAACCCATCCTCGGGTGGGAACCAACCTAACGACGATGACGATGGTGATGGGGATACCGTCACAGTCAACGGCAAGACCTATGACATCTCTCAGTCAGACGAGCACGACTTCATTGGCGAAGCGACAGCAGAGGAAGCCAAGGAAATCTTGGACAGCATCGACAGAGCGTTGCGTGAAGGCGGGATGCTTGCGGGTCGCATGGGTGCAAAGATTCCTAGAGTTATCTCTGACTTGTTGGAACCCAAGATCGACTGGCGTGAAGCATTGCGTGAGTTTGTGTCGGCAACAACCAAAGGCAACGATGAGTTCACATGGCGGCGCATGAACAAGCGTCACATGGCTAATGACATCTACTTGCCAAGCGTGGAGAACGAGAGCATCGGCGAGATTGTTGTGGCTATCGATACCTCAGGCTCGATTGGCGGGGAGCAGATAACCGAGTTCGCTACCGAACTGGTATCAATTTGTGACCTCTGTCAGCCCGAAGTCGTGCGTGTTCTTTGGTGGGATACCGAGGTGCATGGCGAACAAATCTTCAAGGACAACTACTCCAACATTGCGACATTGCTCAAGCCTATGGGCGGTGGGGGAACTCATGTCTCATGTGTCAGTGACTACGTAAACAAGAACAAGATCAAGGCCGAGTGCGTCCTTGTGTTCACTGACGGATATGTAGAGAGCAACATCGACTGGAAGATTACTAGCCCAACCCTGTGGATGGTCACTCAGCGTAAAGACTTTGTGCCGCCTGTGGGGAAGAAGGTGATGTTCGGGGATGACTGACCATGAAGTACCGCATGGCTGATGAGATCGCTAACGTTCTCATGGGACAACAACCTGAACATGCGCATGCATATGCGCTGGAACAAATCATCAACGGTCACAACCCTGACCTGTGGCGAAACGTATTGACTGAACTGGACAAACTGGAGGCCAAGAATGAAAGCATGGAAAGGCGTAGTGATAACTACATATCTGGAAGAACTCATAGTACTGGCTAACACGAAAGAGGAAGCCGAGTTGCTTATGTATGACCAAGCAAATCCGATGGGAGACGGTATAAGCGGCGAGATGGAGATTCATGACTTACAGGAAACAGGAGAAAACAAATGCGCGGATTAAATTACAAGCGGCTCAACAGCATCACAAATAGCACCTCACCCTACCGTGGGTCTGTAAATAGATTCCCGATTGGTAACCGCAAGCACAACACCAAATACTTTCTTGCGCGAGACGAGAACGGACAGCGCGTGTTCGATGTCGTGTATGGGCAGACTTGGACGGGTGAGACCATATCCAAGGATGAGTACGAAGCACTTGAGAAGGTAGGCTTCCCCCGTTTGCAGAAGTACAAGAACCTAGGGGATGAGTATGTTTACCGGAGGTACGAGACACTGCCCAACATCCTTGGCGTTGTGCGTCCTGACAATACGTTTGAGTTCACTGGTGATAGATATGGGCAGGGTGAGCGAGGCATCATGTCTGACTATTCTGACGGGTACTTTTGTACCGACTCACGCAGGGGTGGGATGATATGGTGGGGCCGTAAGGTAGCTGATGGTAGTCGCAAGATTATTCCAGCGTACAGAGGCCTACGCATCGACTGTGAAACTATGCAACCAACCAAACCGATCACGGTCATCGGTAGGAAGGTTGACCGCAAGGTGGGTAAGACTTTGCTTGCTGACTACGCAGACTTCTACACCACGACTGAGGTGATGACCAAGGCGATGGACTACGGGGTGTTCGTCAAGACAGCGGCTGAGGTACTAACAGAACACATGAGTCTCACAAATCCAGAGTCAGAACACTACTTGCTACACCGCCGCCACACTGAGTACACATCGATAGCAGATGCTCTCATCCACACTGCGCCACTTGATGCAGCGATTCTCTACATGATTGCGTGGGACGTTGGCGGTATGCGTTGGAATGTTCGGAGATACCTTGAACATAACAATACGAGGTACAGCGCACATGAAGACACGCCACACATGATGTTCTTGAACCTCAAGCGCAAGCTAAACAAGGAGATATACAAACAGAACGAACAAGTGTTCAAGAAGGTTGAGTACACCAACTCTGAGATGTATCCGCCTAGCGAGTGGGGATACACAGTCATGGTCGATGGAATGGAGGTACAGCAGTATGAATGAAACGATTGAAGTGGAAGTCAAGGATGTGTATGGGGCAGTGAAGTACTACCCCGTGTGCGAGAAGGCGCGGCTGTTCGCCGACATCGCAGGGACTAAGACTCTCACATTGGAAACGATCAAGAAGATCGAAGCGCTTGGGTACTCGGTCAAAGTGTCCAGAACAGTAACTTTTTAAGGAGAGAGAAATGATTAGCAGATATTTTCTTGACGGGTTTGGCTCTGAGAATGAACTCAATGAGTTGCTTGCTTCAGATGCGCTCCCACTGGTGCGTGAGATGCAATTTAAGTTCGGCCTGAAGGTCATGGGCAAGGTAGTGAGTTCCAGCTATCGAACCGCCGAAGCGGGGTACATGATGTGTCACCCCAACGGCGTGGCTGTCGGCAAGGTGTGGACAACGAATGAAGGAGGGACGAACAACGATCAGCTAGAGTATTGCTTCCGCACACCCTACTACAGGAAAGCCCGTGGGCAAGACCACACCGATAAGGAGACTATTCGTAGCATAAAACTTTCGTCACTCATGGCAACGCTGAAACGGCAAGGCATAGTCAAGGACATGAAAGAACTTACAAGCACCAAGGTCAGGCAAGCTAGGTCTGGCGTGTCCTACTTGCAGTCGGCTATGGGCGAGAGCACCAAACAGAACTCTTTTACAGTAAACGAGATTCATGCGATGTTGGCTACCTTACTAGGGGAAAGTACTGATGGAATTCCTGTTGCTCTCGACCTAAATAAATGTAAAAATATACTTGACATTTACAAAGAAGCTGATAAGATAAGAGATGTGAAGATAGAAGAATCCACACGGTTCTTCAAGAATCCTTTCTATCTTGTCGGCATAGATGCCCACAAACACCTACTCATAGGCAAATTCAAGATGACCAAGATTGGTACTAGTTCAAGCGACTGCGATATCGAAACCATCGAAGGCTTCAAGCGGTACAAGACAGTCGAGGACTACCCCGAGTTGTTGCCCCTGATGACGATGATGAAAATCTCATACGAGAACAGGGGCGAGAACAAGCTAGGCCCGATGAACTTTCCGATTATGGACAAGTATGACGAAGGGCTTGACGCAGTGTTCTTTTACAGCAGTCAACCCTCTCAATATGACCACGCATGGATGGCTACCCCATGCCCCATCTGATCGGTGAACTGAGTCCTGTGGTTCACCCCAAGCGTTGGGATTTGATTCGTCTGCCTGTGCGCAGGGTGAACGACAACTACATTGTGTATGTGGCTGATGGGTATCACCGTATATACACGGACGATACCTTGCCTGATGTGTTGAAGTCTAAGTTTGCGATGGTGCTTGCGAATGGAGATAGTGCGTTCGTGGCTGATTCAAAAATACTTAGATTAACACTCTACACAAACACGGGGCCACTTGAACTCGACGAGATTGGGTGGCGTGCGTCTGAGACCTACTACTGTTTAGTGGTAGACCGACCAACTCTAGAGTCACTGAAAGGTGGGACACAAGATGACGCCTGAGGGTGCAGTCAAGAAGAAGATCAAAGATATTCTTCAAACAAAGGGAGCCTACTTCACCATGCCTATTGGCACTGGGTACGGTGCGGCGGGTGTCCCTGATTTTGTGTGTTGTTACAAGGGGGCATTCATAGGGATTGAGGCAAAGGCGAACGGCAACAAGCCGACCGCCCTACAAGAAAAACATATGTCAGCTATTCGTTCAGTTGGTGGCTTCACGCTAGTCATTGATGAGAACAACATAGCAGACCTGACACTGTTACTGGAGAACTTAGATGAATGATGAAGATCGTAGCAATCTGCGTGACCTACACGCTGGCTTTGCGATGTTGGGATTAATTATGAAAGGAGAAGAGCCGCACAACATCCCAATGAAAGCGTACTTGTACGCCGATGAAATGCAGGAAGCACGAAACCAGCATGGGGCTGGAATCGTATCAATTAAACGCCAAACCAAGAAGGAGAAGGCAAATGAGTAACTTAGATCAAACCAAGAAATACCTTGCGTCAGACCCGAACACTAGCGCCGAGTACCTAGTGAAAACATTAGGTGTGACCAAGAACTACGCCTATGTGTTGTTGAGCAAAGCCCGCAAAGACTTGCGGCTGGTCAAGCAACGTGATGGGAAGCGGACACACAAGATTCCTATGCAGAGAGCGATTGAGAATCCTGTGATTGAAACAATCAACAAACAGCCTGACCCAGTGAATAGTCCCGCGCACTACACCACGGGTGGCATTGAGACGATTGATTTTATTGAGGCCAAGAAGCTTGGGTACAACTTGGGCAATGTCGTGAAGTACATCACTAGGGCAGACCACAAGGGCAACAAGCTGGAAGACCTGCGCAAGGCTCAGTGGTATCTCTCACGAGAAATCGCCACACTGAAGTAAACCCATAGGGCATGGTTCGCCATGCCCTTTTTTGTAGCTGTACCTTTTCTTAGATAGCCTCCCATGCCTCAGTGGAACGCTATTTTGAAACCAGTTATTAAGGAGATTAAGTAATGGAAATGGGAACAGAAATTCTGTTGGCTCGGATGAAAGAATATCCAGAGGAGTTCGTCAATCTCGACAACAGAACGCTTGGGTACGATGGACTGCGTTGGGACAGAGTTCTACGTGACGCAAGAGAGCACCTGCCCAAGGAAGACGTTGATGCGCTTGACGCGGGTATGAAACAACTCTACATCGACCGATTCAACGAGCGAGTGTTGAAGACGCTGGCAGGAGAAAGCGAACCGGAACAGACGGAAGGAACTATCACATACAAGGCGTCAGGTAGGTATGCGACAGGCGCGATAGGCACGACTGACGTGCGGGGTCTGTTTGGCAATCCGGTCGATGCCCACGAAGAATACAAAAAAGAAATGGCGAGGCAACAGAACCTGATGAATCAGATGGAGATGGAGCAACAGCGCCAAATGATGAACTCTAAGAACTCTACTGGCGGTATGTTTGGAAATATATTTAAATTTGGTAGGGCCGACTGATGCCAAGACCAAAACCCCCAGCGCCTCTTAAGGCTAGGTACATAAGACTGTCCGACAAGCAGTGGCTGATACTCAACCAGCTTGGCGGTGCGCAGTGGCTCCGCGCTCTCTTAGAGAAGAAAGCGCCCATGCCCAAGCAGTACTACGAAAAACTTCTAGGGAAGCAAAATGTCGTTGATAACGATTGACTTTGAGACCTACTACGACAGCAAGATCAAGCTCGGCTTCAAGCACCAAACAACTGAGGAATACATACGCGACAAGCGCTTTGAAGTTATCGGTGTGGGCGTGAAGGTGGACGATGGTGAGACTGTCTGGATGTCGGGCGGCAAGGACAAGATCAAAGAGTTCTTGGCGTCATTCGACTGGAGCAACAGCGCTCTCCTATGCCACAACACCCTCTTCGATGGAGCAATTCTTAGCTGGCTCTACGGCGTGACGCCCGCGTTCATGTTCGACACTCTGTGTATGGCTAGAGCTATTCATGGCGTTGAGGCAGGTGGCTCACTCAAGGCGCTGGCTGAACGCTACGGGATTGGCGTCAAGGGCGAGGAAGTGATAGCGGCTGAGGGCAAGGCTCGGCTCGACTTCACCAAAGATGAACTTGAGCGATACGGCGAGTACTGCAAGAATGACGTTGATCTCACCCTTAGGCTCTTCAAGATATTGTCGAGCGCGTTCCCTGAGAACGAGATGAAGCTGATCGACATGACACTGCGGATGTTCACGCACCCAGTGTTTCTTGTGGACGACGCACTCTTGCAAGAGCGCTACGACGAACTCAAGGAGGAAAAGGAGCAACTTCTTGAGGGCTTGATGGAGAAATTAAAATGCGAAACCACTGAGGCTGTGCGTAAACGCCTAGCCAGTAATAAACAGTTTGCTGAAGTTTTAGTCGAGCGCGGGGTTGAAGTCCCCATGAAAGAGAGCAAGACAACAGGCAAGCAGACCTATGCCTTGGCGAAGAACGACGAAGGCTTTCTGAAACTCACCGAACACGATGACCCAACCATCCAGCAACTGTGCGCTGTGCGACTCGGCACAAAGTCCACCATCGAAGAGTCACGAATCGAGAGATTCATTGACGTTGGTAAGCGCAACAAAGGCCGCCTACCTATCCCACTCAAATACTACGGAGCGCATACGGGGCGTTGGGCGGGAAGTGATAAGGTTAACTTCCAGAATCTACCAAGTAGAGACAAGAAAAAGAAAGCCCTCAAGAACGCTGTCGTAGCGCCTGATGACCACATCGTCATCAACTGCGACTCCTCTCAGATTGAGGCCCGTGTGCTTGTCTGGCTGGCTGGACAGGATGACGTGGTTGAGCAGTTCCGCAAGGGAGAGGATGTCTACTCGCTGTTCGCATCCAAGATATACAACCGCCCCATCAGCAAGGCTGACCCCGTTGAACGCTTCGTGGGCAAGACCTGCATCTTGGGTCTGGGCTACGGCACTGGGGCGTTAAAGCTTCAGCACACGCTCAAGACTCAGCCGCCGGGCGCAGTCGTCACTGAGGAGGAGGCCAAGAGTTATGTTGACACATACCGCGAGGCCAACGACAAGGTGATTCAGCTTTGGCGTGACGGTGACAAGGTGATTGCTGACCTAGCCAACTGGGAAGGCAAGCCCTATTACTACGGCGAACACAAGTGCCTGAAGATCACCAAGGACGGGGTTCACCTCCCTAATGGTCTTTCTATTCGATACCCAGAACTAAAACGCGACACGTCCGAGTCTAAGAGTCAGTACGTCTACAAGTCCCGCAAAGGCCCAGTGTCACTGTGGGGTGGGTCGCTAGTTGAGAACGTGGTTCAAGCCTTGGCGCGAATCATCGTGGGTGAGCAGATGCTCAAGATCAACGAGCGTTATCGCGTTGCGCTGACTGTCCACGATGCGGCGGTGATCGTGGTTCCGGAGGCGGAGAAGGATGCGGCTATGGCGTTCATCATTGAGTGCATGTCTACGCCACCTGAGTGGGCTAAGGGTTTACCCGTAACTTGCGAAGCCAAGTACGCACAGACCTACGGCGAATGTTAATATGTCAAATTAAAGGAGACATAAGATGAATAAGATGATAGAGTTGTACAAGCGCCTGAGAAGGCCGATCACCCTCTTGGAAATCACCAAAGAGGAGTTGCGTGAAGCACAGTTGGAGAAACTCAAAGCTGAGTCGGCGGCAGACTACGCCAACAGCGTGGTGGCATACAACGAGGCGAGGATTGAGAGATTGAAAGATCGTATTGAGGAGTACAAGGAGAGTGGCTTATGACATGGCCTTTCCCGCAATTCCCAAACCCCAAGGATACGGGCAACCGAGTCCCTAAATTCAACCCCGGCAACCATGAGGATGCACCACTATGAATGATGAAGACGAAAAGCCAACCCCTGCTGATGGGCAGTTGGTATGGGCTGTGTTGGGATTCATTGTCCTGATGCTTGGCTTGTTGACGTTGAGGAGTTGTTTATGACCAAAGACGAAGCATTTGAGAACATTGGGTTTTACACGCCCGGACCGTGGCACTACCGCGAAGGCCACAACGGGGAGTTCCTGATCTCTTGTGAGTCTGGGGGGTTTGCACCCCTAGCGCGGGTCAAGGGAGACAAGCGTTCTACGCTAAAAGATGCCAAAGCAAACGCATGTCTCATGGCGTCAGCCCCCGAACTTCTTGCGGCGCTGTATCTCATGATGAACAGTTGCTACGACCCTGATCGGGAGGGCGAAGCAGTTCAAGCGTTTGATGCGGCTCGTGACGCAATAGCCAAGGCAGAGGGGTTTAAATGAAATCCGTATTTAAACTGATCGAAGCTAACGGCCTGACCCTGCATGGTGATATTGAACACTTTGCTGAACTTGTCCGGGCTGATGAGCGTGAACAGATTGCCCTCGACAAGATGGCAGAGAACGCCAGAGAGTTGGGGTTGGACTATGAGCCTGTGGCAACTCTGTTCGGAAGCCTGCCTGTGTATGACACCCCACCCGCAGCACCAGCACCTGTGACATCACTGCAAGCAATTGCACTTGGTATTGTCAAAGGTATCAATGATGTAAAGCTGACAGAGCAGCCAGCACCTGTGCAGCCAATGGCCCACATCGTGGGTGAGATTGACCACGCTGGCAAAGTGTGGAAGCCAGCGCAGCGGCAATGGGTTGGGCTGACTGATGAGGAGGTAAAAGACATCGTGTGGAACCTGCCATACGAACCGAGTCAAGAACATATCCGAGCCATTGAAGCCAAATTGAAGGAACGCAACAATGCATAAGATTTCTTGGAACACTTTTCTTGCGTCAATGCAGGAAATCGGATATCGCAATTACATTGAAACCGACTTGGACAACTACGCCAATGTTATGCGAACAGTAAATACGCCAAAAAGCCGTAGACCAAAGGAGCTTGCTGGCAAAGAGTTCACTACGCAGTTGTTCACAGCAGTCGGATCAAAGGCTGGCGACATTCGATACCTTGTTTGTATTGAGAGGACAGCATGAGAGACACGATAGACATGGCCCGTGAGGCTGGCTTCCCATTGATGTCCTTTGAGGGCGTGACATACGTTTCACCCGAACTGGAGCGCCTTGTTGCCCTTGTTCGTGCTGATGAGCGTGAGGCGTGTGCAAAGTTGTCAGCCCATGCAAGCAAGGGGGAACACATGACCTCAGAAGAAGAGCTGATCAAGTTGCTCATGGAGAGCTACGACAGGGGCCTCAAGGATGCAAAGCAAGCGGCGATGGAGACCTTTCCCATAGCAATCTACGAAGCCGTTCGTATTGAGCGTGAGGCTTGCGCAAAGGTGTGTGACCGCTATGTCGATTCAAGTTCAGACTATGAAGCTGGCACGGCAATGAACATACAAGATGCCATCCGAGCAAGGGGTGCAAGACATGACATGTAAACACCGCTGGGAACCCGGCGACAACAAAGACCGACCCGCATACCGTTGCACCCGCTGTGGTGATTGGAGATTTATATGAGCAACACAAACACAGGTGGGCCAGCGTTTCCAACGCATTTAAACCTCACGCAAGGCATGACCCTGCGCGACTACTTTGCAGCCAAGGCGATGCAAGCATTTTTGTCTAGAGATTCGTCATGCACTTGCCCTGACGAAATCATTGCTCAGAACGCATACAACGCTGCTGACGCCATGTTGAAAGCGAGGGAAGCGTGACAACAACCAACACAGGCTCTCATGTCATCAAGGCGTTGGAGGCATTCGCTGAGTTCGGTCGCTTGACCGCACAAGAGTTTGCCGACTACGCCGACATCGGACGCTACGATGCACATGCTGTGCTCAACCGCATGAACAAACGCACCAAGGCTGGCGAGAAGCGCATCTACGTTGCTGATTGGACCCATGCGCATGACGATGCAAGGCGTTACCCTCGTGCTGTGTTCATGCTGGGCGACAAGCCCGACAAGCCAAGGCCCAAGCCGAACATCCGGCTGAACCGACAGCGCAGTGAGCACAAGTCACTCAAAGCCATTCGCATGACCAGCGTGTTCAACATGGGGTTGCCACGCGACAGAGTTAGAGAAATAAGGAGATCACTATGAGAGAAGATGACGACGACATTCAAGACTACATCAGCCCAAAGGAGCGGATGTTTGCCGACGAGTTTCACAAGGCTGTCCGTAATCAAACGCTGGAAGAAGTTGCCAAAGAGTTCGATAAGATGAAGTCACTGGGTGATACCGCCGCATCCTTTGCGGCATACGTTAGGAATATGAAAAAATGAACTTCACATGGTCTTTTTCGTCCCTCAAGGACTACATTAACTGCCCAAAGCAGTACCACGAAATCAAGGTGCTAAAGCGCTTTCACAAGAAGCCGACCCCGCAGATGACGTATGGCAACGAGGTACATAAGGCCTGTGAAGATTACGTTGGAGAAGGCAAGCCCCTTGCCAAGAACTACCAGCAGTTTAAACCTGTGCTCGACACGCTCTTGGAGATTGAGGGGACTCGATACCCTGAGCAGAAAATGGCGCTTGATGTTGACGGTAACGCATGTGAGTACGGCAAGGGCTACTGGGTGCGTGGCATCGTGGACTTGATGATCATCGATGGTGACACAGCGTTCATCATTGACTACAAGACCGGGAGCAACAAGTACCCTGAGCCAAAACAGTTAAAGCTCATGGCGCTCATGGCGTTCGCTCACTACCCACAAATCAACCGAATCAAAGCCGGACTCCTCTTCGTGGCGTACAACAGTTTCTTGGACGAAGAGTATTCTAGGGAAGACATCCCCAAGCTGTGGGACGCCTTCAAACCCGACTTGAATCGCCTTGACGCATCGTATATAAACGATGTTTGGAACCCGAACCCAACACCCCTTTGCGGCTGGTGTCCCGTGAACACCTGCCCCCACCACAAGGAAAGATGATGGCCTACGTCAATAAACCCCGCCCGTACAAGAAAGAGTACCAGCAACAGAAAGCCCGTGACGAGCATGAGCGCCGCATGGAGCGACAACGTGGACGCCGCGCAATCGACAAGACTGGAGTCGATGCCAACGGCAACGGCAAAGCCGACAAGCGTGAAGGCAAAGACGTATCGCACGTAAAAGCCCTCGACAAAGGTGGCCTGAACAAAGATGGTCTGCGCATTCAAAGCGCGGCAAAGAACCGTTCGTTCCGTCGAGACTCGCAAGGAAACTTGGTGTCAGAGACTAGCAAGAAAGAACGCAAGAAGTAATCTCTACTGTTAGGCATGAGTGAGTAGGCTGAGGGTGGTTTGTCTTGCAGTTGCCTGCCCTTTTATAACCGTGTCAGTTCAGCGGCGTTCTTTCTCCCTTTCCGCGTGACAGGCTGAGCCGACTGGCCCCCGTAAGGGGCTACGTTTTAACACAGTAAGGAACAGTATGAATGTAGTACAGGACACAGTTGTCCACATGACGATTCCGTCCAGCGAGTTGCAATTTCTCGTAGGACACATAGACCGATGCGAAGTACTCAAGGACGATGGTACGAACGCAGAGGTAGCGGTCTATTGGGGCGTAGCCGAGATGCAACGCCTTGTACGCATCTACGGAGATGCTCCTAACCCAATGCTCAAACAGTACAACTGGCCGGGGATGTACCAGCCGTTCGCTCACCAGAAAGTTACAGCATCGTTCCTCTCCTTGCGGGACCGCTGTTTCTGCTTCAATGAAGCTGGCACAGGCAAGACCTCCTCAGTCATCTGGGCGGCAGACTACCTGATGCAGTTGGGTCTGGTCAAACGAGTCCTTGTCGTCTGCCCCCTGTCCATCATGTACTCAGCGTGGCAAGCCGATATCTTCAAGACCGCCATGCACAGAACGGTTGGCGTTGCATACGGCACTGCATCCAAACGTACAAAGATCATTAACGGAGAGTACGAGTTCGTGGTCATCAACTTCGATGGCGTGGGGATTGTTCAGGAAGATATTAGTAAAGTAGGGTTTGACCTAATTGTCGTTGATGAGGCCAACGCATATAAAACAGTATCTACAAAACGCTGGAAGACCTTGGCTAAACTGATCACCCCCTCGACCCGCCTCTGGATGATGACAGGCACTCCCGCCTCACAGTCTCCACTGGACGCGTTCGGTCTTGCAAAGCTGGTCAACCCCGCTGGCGTACCCAAGTACTTCACGGCTTGGCGTGATCGCGTGATGCAGCCCATCACCAAGTTCAAGTGGATTCCTCGCGCTATCGCACAGCAAGAGGTGTTCGGCGCTTTGCAACCTGCGATTCGTTTCGAGAAGGCAGACTGCCTTGACCTGCCTGAGTTGGTGTACCAGACCCGTGAAGTGCCGTTGACTCCTCAGGTGAACAGGTACTACCGTGAGCTAAAAAGCCAACTGCTGATAGAGGCGGCTGGCGAGCAGATCAGCGCTGTCAATGCGGCGGCGAAGTTGAGCAAGTTGTTGCAGTTGTCGGGAGGAGCAATCTATACCGATGACAAGGAGGTGGTGGAGTTTGACGTGTCACCACGCCTGAATGCACTGATGGAGGTGTTGGAGGAGACCAAGCACAAGGTAGTCGTGTTCGTCCCGTTCCGCCACACCATCGAATTAGTCGCACGTCATTTAAGTTCACAAGGAGTAGCCAATGAAGTAATCAACGGGGAGGTGTCTGCAAGGGAGCGGTCTGAGATCATCAACCGATTCCAAACGCAAACCGATCCACGAGTTTTAGTAATTCAACCACAGTCCGCATCGCATGGCGTCACGTTAACTGCCGCAGACACTATTGTGTTTTGGTCTCCCGTTATGAGCGTCGAGACATACCTGCAATGCGTCGCACGTATTGACCGAGTCGGTCAGAAGAACAGCATGACGGTTGTTCACCTGCAAGGCTCCGAAGCCGAACGAAAGGTCTATCAGATGTTGCAAGGCAAGGTCGATACGCACGAACGACTAGTCGATCTGTACAAAGAGGAGTTAGGGATATGAGTGAAACTACTGAGTTGAATCTTGAAGAATTAGTCAAGATTTACTTGACAATTAGGACTGAGCGTGAGAAACTCAAATCTAGTTGGGAAGTCAAAGATGGTGAGCTTGAGCAGGAGATGAAACTGCTGGAGCAATCTATGCTGACGGTGTGCAACGATACGAACGCGAGTAGTATCCGCACCGAAAGCGGTACGGTGATTCGTTCTCTCAAGGAGCGATTCACGACAAACGACTGGGACAACTTCAAGAAGTTTGTTCTGGACAACGAGGCGATTGACCTGCTGGAGCGCCGTATCCATCAGGGCAATTTCAAGGAGTTCATGGCCGAGCACAAAGACGAAGGTCTGCCGCCCGGTGTGAATGTGATGAGGGAGTTCACGATTGTCGTGCGCAAACCCTCCAATTAAGTTTAATTTAGTAACAGGAAAAAATCATGAGTAACGATCTCGCAACAATGTTCAGCGGCGCAATGGCCCCTATCGCTGGTTTGGATGATGACACCCTTGCCGTAGCAGGTGGCGCTCGTCAAGGTAGCAAACGCATCTCCATCAAGGGTGGCGTGTTCCGCAAGTATTCTGGTGGCAAGGAAATCGGTGCAATCGAAGACCGTCACATGAACGTGATCTTCGTCAAGATGGCTCACAAAGCCTCTCGCATGTTCTATGACGCAACGTACCAAGAAGGCCAGAAGGTCAGCCCAGTGTGCTGGTCTACTGACTCTGAGAAGCCTGACGCAGATGTCAAGACTCCCTGCGCTTCCACCTGCCTCGACTGCCCCAAGTCGGTCAAAGGCTCTGGTCAAGGCGGTACAGGTACAGCTTGCCGCTTGTCGTGGCGCACAGCCGTGGTGTTGCCTAACGATCCATCTGGCGATGTGATGCAGTTGGTGCTTCCCGCAACCTCTGCGTTCGGCAAAGAGGATAATGGTCGCTGGCCTTTCCGTCCCTACATCCAGCACTTGGCGTCACACAATGTGAGCGCTGGCCGCGTAATCACAAAGATGGCCTTCGATACAAAATCTCCTACGCCAAAGGTTGTGTTCTCGCCCGCTGGCAAGGTTCCTGATGAAGACTTGCAAATCATTGCAAATCAAGCCAAGAGCCCCGCCGCTGAAGCCGCTATCAAGATGAACGTCTTCCAAGCGGATAACACAGGCGAAGTTGAGGTGCCTAGCCACCGCAACGAAGTAGCCGAAGACGAAGCGCCGCCCGTCAAGGTCGAGTCTAAAAAAGCCGCCACTACCGATGAAAAAGACATCTCGGACGTGGTAAAAAAGTGGTCTAAGAAATAAGGAACAGGGATGTCACGGACATACAGCGAAGCTTTTTTGATTGAGTTGCACAAGGCCAACCCCCACAGGGCTGGCACTGCGTTGGCG